CGATACGCTGTCTCGTAATGCTAAGTTCTGTTACGATGCACTTGAAGTTCAGCCTGGTGCTGAGTACGCCGAAGGTTCATGGTGGCAGGCATTCAATGCAGTTACCTATGTAACTGATCACGTACAGGGTCGTAACAGCGATAATCGTCTGTACTCAAACTGGTTCGGTGGTAACGAACTGCGTAAACGTAACGCTTTGAAAAAAGCACTTGAAATGGCAGAGGTTGCATAACTATGACTTATGATCAGTTTACAGAGATGATAGAGATTATATCACTCAACGGTGACACATTGCCGAATGAGGAAGTCGCTCAAATGATAGGAGCATCCGTAGAGGATGTTGCTATCGAGCGAGAGGATACAGAAAGATACATGGATGAAAATAGTAATTCCGAGTCATAATAGATCCAATAAGGTTATGCCTCTTGACTTCATACCTGAAAGTTACTACGATAAAACTTATATTGTAACTCGAAAGGGTGAGCAAGAGGAACTATATTCTTCTTATAAAGAAAAAGTAAATGTACTTTCTTTTGATTGCGATGGTATTTCTTCTAAAAGAGATCAGATATGTCGTTACTTTGATAATGAATTAATATGGATGTTAGATGACGACTGTTTATTATACAACGCAGTTGTTCATCAGGTAGATGAAACTCGAACAAGAATTAAAATAACTGAACAAGTTTCTGAAGAATCTTTTTATGAGTTCATTGAGTACTGTACTGACATGCTTAAAACTTATCCGCATGGTATTGTAAGGCCTGCTCTTTTCGCAAGGCCAAAAACGTATATGCCTTACAGATTAAACATGTGGGCTTTTACCAATGCAATGTTAAATCTAAAAACATTAAGCGCAGATGATTTAGAATACAATTATTCATCTCATTCTGAAGACGTTGTGGCTTTCTTAAATACTATTGAGAAAGGTTATCAATCCTTTTGTTTATCTAAGTGGATGGTCAAATCAGAAAGACCTGGAAAACCTGGCGGTATGACAGAAATAAGAACAGCAAAAATGATAACTGAAGCAGCACAGAAAATACATTCTAAATTTCCAGATCATACAAGAATAAAGAAAGGTTATCCATTAAAAGATGGTACCGTTCCGCAAACGCTTGTTATAAGACCAAAGGAAAAATCATCTTCATCACTAGAAAATTTTATGGAGTAAATAATGCGTAGTGTAAATCGTGATGTCAAGGCCATGTCTCTTGGTCTTGACGTCGTAAATCAAGAGATCACTTATTGGGAAAAGACTAAATCTTCTGATAGGTCGGTCAAAAAGAGACTCGAAAGATTACGAGCTGCTCGTCAGCATCTAATCGACAATCCGGAAGATTCACAGAAACTGATTGATAGGTTGAATTAATGAAGGCACATAAACAAGATATGTATGCAGCATGGGCACGAGACCATGGCATCAGCGGCTTTGAGCATTGGGATCCAAAAAACAGAGAAAAAGCTCGAATGAAAGCGTTAAAGTCTCATCAAAAACGCAATGAGAACAAAGTTTATAATAATTCTGTAACACAACGGTAAAGCTCCTTTCAATATATAACAATGAGCAGACGTTGAGACCTGCTCATTTCAATTTCAACCGGAAGGATATCCAATGAGAACTTTACTCTTAGCAACAGCTGCTGTGTTGTTGGCCTCAACTGCAACAGCACGCGAACATATTTCAATCGCGGGATCGTCGACGGTCCTACCATTTGCAACAATTATCGCAGAACAGTTTGGTATGAATCCAAACAACAAGACACCAGTAGTGGAATCAGGTGGTTCTTCTGTCGGGAAGAAAGGTGTATGCCAAGGTATCGGTACCGAGTTTATCGATATTGGTAATGCATCATCTCGTATGAAAGAAAAAGAACTACACTTCTGTCACGGCAACGGTGTAGATGTCACAGAAATCAAAGTTGGTTACGATGGTATCGTGTTGGCTCATTCACATGAAGGCACACCATTGAATATCACTCGTGCTCAACTTGGTATGGCACTGACTGCTGAGATTCCTCAAGCAGATGGTACATGGATTCCCAATCCATATAAGAACTGGTCAGACATCGATGCTTCATTACCTAATATTCCAATCAGAGTAATGGGCCCACCTACCACTTCTGGTACACGTGCATCATTTGTAGAGATGGTGAACCAAAAAGGCTACTGTGCAAAAGATCCTGTCGCAAAGGCAGCATCAAAAGCACGTGGTGATAAGAAAGGCAAGAAGTGTCGTGCAATGCGAACAGACGGTGCCTATATCGAAGCAGGTGAACAGGACAACCTGATTGTTCAAAAACTTGTAGAAGATAAAGAATCTTATGGTATCTTTGGTTTCTCATATCTTGATCAGAACTCAGATACTATTACAGGTGCATTGATTGATGGTGTAGAACCTACATTCGAAAATATTGCGAATGGTTCTTATCCAGTATCTCGTGACCTTTGGTTCTATATCAAACATGCTCATGTAAAGATGGTACCAGGACTGAAAGGTTACATGATGGAATGGACTAAGCATTGGGGTGAGGATGGTATCCTTGCCGATGCTGGTATGATTCCAATGTCAGAAGAAGAACGGGCTAAGTATAAAGCCGCAATGGAAAACCTTCCGAAGATGTAATTACAAAGTAATTACGAGAAAAAAGGCGGCTCCGGTCGCCTTTTTTTGTTTACAAATGTTTATAAATAGTGTAATATAAACTCAGCGGAGAGTAATATGGCAATTAGGTTCAAAAAATTTCATAAACTACAGGAGATGGCTATGGCAAACGTAGCAGACCTTGATGCTGAGTTTCTTAAAAGAGCTCAACGAATTACATCATTTAATTTGACTGGTGATGATTTTACTTCATTGAAATACAAAGCTGAAATTCAACACCTTTTTCACATTCACTTTTTTCCAGGATTTGATCTTGATAAAACTATTAAAGGTCCACCGAATAAAGCATCACTTAATAGTTTGATTAAAGAACTTAAAAGAGAAAGTCCTCGAAATTTTAATGCACTACATTCGTATAATCTTAAGGGCGTTGGTCCTGCAGAAGCTACACTTTTCTTTCTATTAGATGATGGTCATCTTGGCGGAGGAGCCTCTTCTGGTCTAGACTTGGTTGTAGGTTCAACCGGATACGAAATAAAGGCCGGAGATTATGGTGGCGCTCAAGGAGAACAAAAAAAGTACTTTAAGAACTTTAAGCTTGGTGGCACTGTACCTCTCGATCAAATTGTTTCGAAGGCATTTAAGATACGAGACACTGACGGCAAGATTAAAGCAATGGCTACTGAACGTAACGGTGTTAGTGGAGGGCAGATCAAAGCTATACTCGCAGACAGCATGCTTGGTCCACAGTGGAAAAAAACTGTTGAGGAACCATATTGTAAACTTGCGCATGGATACCTCTCAAAGAATAATCTTATTTGTATGATTAATAAAACACCTGCTGCACAAAAAGGTGAATGTCTATATATCGGTAAACCAAGATTAAATCAGGTTCATCTCGATGTTATTACACAAGGTACAATTAAGCCGAAGTTGGATGTATAATGAGATTTCAAGAGTTTATAAGCGAACAAAAAAATACTCACATGACCCACATTGAGGACAAGGTTCTTTATGGTGGTGTAGACGGAACAAGACAAGCGATAATGGCATTACGATCGTTACGTGACATGCTAGGAGGTGAAAAAGATGGTAGTGTATCTGTTAAGTGGGACGGCGCTCCTGCTATCTTTGCTGGCGTTGATCCTCGCGATGGCCGATTCTTCGTGGCTAAAAAAGGGATCTTTAATAAATCTCCCAAAGTATACAAGAGCGATGCGGATATTGACGCTGACACATCTGGCGATCTTAGCGCTAAGCTTAAACTCGCTCTTAAACATCTTCCTTCTCTAGGAATCAAAGGAGTAATACAAGGTGATTTTCTATTTTCTTCGTCAGATATCAAAACTGAAAAAATTAAGGGACAATCATATGTCACCTTTCACCCAAATACGATACTATATGCAATCCCGGCGAACACGGAAATGGCCAAGCAAATTAAGGCAGCAAAAATTGGAATCGTATGGCACACCACATATACAGGGAAATCATTCGAAACGATGCGGGCAACTTATGGAGTAAATGTAAGTCGCCTTCGAAAATCTCGGGATGTCTTCGTACAAGATGCAATGCTTCGTGACATGACTACAGCAACAATGTCAAAGAGGGAAACAGATGAAGTTAACGAATATCTTTCTACCGCTGGTAGAATTTTTAATACCATTAGTGGATCAACTCTCAGAGCTCTTCAAGAAGATAGAAAACTGGCGCAACTCATTGAGCAGTTCAATAATACATATGTACGAAAAGGTGAAGTCATTACGAATTCAAAAATGCACGCTCGTCGTTGCGTTACCTGGTTTAAAAATAAGTACAAAAAAGAAATAGAAAGTCGAAAGACCGAGAAAGGCAGAGCTGCACAACAAGCAAAGCTCGATGAGATTATTGAGTTCTTTGGTGATACTACACAACTTGCAAACATCTTTGAATTGCAAAGAGTGATCATTCTAGCGAAATTAAAACTTATAAATATATTAAATAAGATCGGAAGTTTCAAAACGTTTTTGAAAACAACGAAAGGATATCGCACGACGGACCAAGAAGGTTTCGTTGCAATAGATAAACTTGGTGGTGATGCGGTGAAAATTGTTGATAGGTTAGAATTTTCCTATGCCAACTTTTCACCAGATGTATTAAAAGGATGGGATAAACCGGGGAGACGTTAATGGCACTGACCATGACCCAAAGAAGAGCTCGTCAGAGACTCTTCAAAAGAATTAAAAGCAGAATTAAACTTGGCCGTGAACGCGCTAAGCGTAAGATGGCTACTCCTAAAAAGCTACAGGGCAGAGCACAGAAGCAGGCCCGTATGCTAATCTTCCTCAAACTTTCTAAAGGTGTCAAAAAGCAGGACATGCCTTTTGCTCGCCGCCAAGAACTTGAAAAGCGTATGGAAAAACCAGCGATCAAGAAGCGGATCAATATGCTGGCAAAACGTATGCTTAAAGATGTGCGTAAGAAAGAAATTATGAGGAAAAAAGGTTGATTAACTCCTTTAAGAATTTTCTAGTTGAAGAAGAAAAGACAATCTTCTTTACGTTTGGTCGGATGAATCCGCCAACGATCGGTCATGAGAAACTGCTCGACGTACTGTCACGTAAGTCGGGTCGTAACCCGTATAAAGTATTCCTATCTCAGTCACAAGACAATAAAAAGAATCCTCTAGGATATAAAGAAAAAGTCAAAGCTGCTCGTAAGATGTTTCCAAAGCATGCTCGTTCGATTATGCTTGACATGTCAGTAAAGACTGTATTCGATGCACTGACCAAGTTATACAATGAAGGATATAAGAATGTTGCAATGGTGGTCGGTTCAGATCGTGTTCGTGACTTCGATATCCTCTTAAAGAAATATAACGGTAAGAAAGCACAACACGGTCTCTATAATTTCCAAAAGATTACAATCGTATCAGCAGGCGATCGTGATCCTGATGCAGAAGGTGCGACTGGTATGTCTGCATCAAAGATGAGAGCTGCAGCTTCTGCTGGCGATTTCTCTCAGTTTGCACAGGGTATGCCAAAGAGCGTCAGTAATGTAGATGCAAAATCAATCTACAATGCTGTACGTAAAGGTATGGGACTTAAAGAGCAGCGTGAATTTAAGAATCATGTTCAGCTCGAGCCTGTATCAGAGGAAAGAGAAGATTATGTCAAAGGGAATTTATATAGCGTTGGCGATAGTGTTATTATACGGGATACTGGTGAACTTTGCAGTATTACCCATCTTGGCACTAATTACGTTATAGTCGAGTCAGACGGTAAACAGTATCGTAAATGGTTAAAAGACATCGAACGTATTGAAGAAGACTATTATAAAGGTCTTTCAAAGTCTACATCAGCAAAACGTAAAGCCCACTTTAAGAAGTATGCCGAAAAGCCTGGCGACGGACCCGATAAACAGTCCAATTATAAGAAAGCTCCTGGTGATGCGCGTGCTAAGACAAAGCCAAGTAAACATACATTGAAATTCAAGAAGATGTTCGGTGAAAACGATATGGCCGATCTTGCAAAGAAACGCATTGATCGTGAAAAGAAAGCCGACGCAATCAGACATGATCGCATGATGGATCGTGCTCGTATGAGAGACACAAGAAAAAAGAATAAGGAAACAAAGGCATGAACTTCAAAACCTATTATCTTGAAGAGAGCAATGTGACAGCGGCTCTCAAAAAGAAAGCAGAAAAGTCGGGAATGTCTGTTGGCACCCTTCGTAAAGTGTATAATCGCGGTGTAGCCGCTTGGAAATCAGGTCACAGACCTGGAACCACACCGCAGCAATGGGGTATGGCGCGAGTCAATTCATATGCGACTAAAGGTAAAGGCACTTATCACGGTGCGGATAAGGATCTACGATGAAAAACTTTTTTAATTTAAAAGAAGAGATTGACACTTCATTATATGAAATGGAGATGCTGACTCATAAAAAGAAAATAGCAGCTGCTCAATCAGTGTTAGACAAGGCAAAAGCTGCACACTCGAAAGCATCTGATACTCATTTCAAGCTCTCTGATGCAGCAAGAAAAAAACATGGTAAAGATAGCCCACAAGAAAGGGCTCATGTCAACATGGCAAAGATGCACAAACGAGCCGGACAAGGCGACTTTGGTGGAT